CGCATTTCAAGCCAGGGAAGTTCTGATTGATTGATATAAACATAGTGACAATCTGTGGCGGACAGATCGGGAATGAACAGGAATGGATAAGCGTTGCCATAGACGGTATCAAATAGGGTTTTAAGCTCTGATGGAATATATGTATTTGCTTTAACAGACCAGTTGAGAATAAATCGCTCTTGTTTCTCATTCAGCCTATGTATCCATCTTATACCGTGGGGCGTCTCATTTATGATATTATTAAATCCGTATCCACGCCCCCGTTCAAAGGCCTGAGATTCTGCGAGCTGTACCACATCGCTGTAAACCATGACTCGCCCAAATTCGAAGATAGAAGCAGTAGTGGTTACGTTGGTCAGATCAAATTCCCAATATTGACGAGCAGCCGGGGCAGATGATTCCCGGTGGTAAACATCGAGGAGCCTCACAGCCTTATTGCCTTCCACGGTTGTTTTCCCTGTGGTAAAATCGTTAGCCGTATAGGAATTTATATCAAATGTCCCACCGGAAAAGTTGTGATTGAGGATGGCGAATATCTGCGGTTGTTTCGATGCTCCAAGGTCAAGTTTTATTTTTATGCCCACTTTAGCCGTAGTCCTGGTACAAAGAGCGACTTGTTCATCCTGACAATTTCCCTCTGGATAATCAGCATCCTCATTTGTTATGGTTATGGCGGCAGCCCCCAAATCCTTTACCCAGTCATTGTATAAATATGCCGTGGCTCCCATTAGTATTTCCTTGTCTGTTGAGAAAGTTTTCTGGTATATCCCCCATAGTTATCCCTAAATCGTTTGTCGAGAATCGGCATGATCCGACGCTCAACGACCCGTTCCACGTCGGCGCCATCAAGGGCATTGATATGAAATGCCAAATTAACATTGCTCGCAGAAGTTGGCATTGTCGGCCTATCGCCCATTTTATTGAATGGCGTTATATCGATTAATTCTCTGGGGTGAACGGTAATCAATGTTGGTTTGGGAACGGTGAATGTCCCCCCGTGTTGGAATCCGCCTATTCTCTTTAGTGTATCATGGATTTTAGGGAGATGATTCTCGAGCGAATTCCAGATTTTTCCAAGACGTGTGTAGCTTTTGTCTAACCATTGATTCGTAAGCTTTGCCGGATCTGAAACTTTTTTGACAAATTCATTCCAGTCTATGCCGAGCTTTTCGGTTACGAATTCCCGCATCCATTTCGGCACAGGGAGTCCAAATACGGCTGCGGCAGAAACAAATTGTGCTACAACAGGAAGAAGGGCTTCTATCTGGGTTTTAGTAAGCTGAAGAGTGCCCATCATTTTATTCAGGTTTCCAGAGGTATTAAGAATTGCCAGGGCAAAAGATGTGGCAGATTGAGCGAGGGTATTGAAAGCATCCTTCGTGAGATAGGCCGTATTTTTCAGTGAATCCAAAATAGTAAGAGCAGCATCAATGTTCTCAAATACTTTGGGTTTAATTTCCATCAGGCCTATCATATCTATCCAGGGCCTTAAAAACTTCGGAACTTCTTTGCCTAGCTGTTCATATTTATCCCGCAAGGCTTCAAGGGGTTCTTTTAAAGCATTTAATGCCTCCATGAAAGTTGCCCCTTCGGCCATCATCGCCTGAAAAGCAAGTTTACCTATTCTACCTAAGGCCGTCAGCCTCTTCGCAGATTTATCCACATTGTCGATTAGGGTCTTTAAAGCCCCCGGAATTCTACCTAACTGATCAAGGATATATTCAGAAAGAGCCCTTGATTCTTTTCCGAGCTCTCGCATCTTAAGAATAAGATCGATGAAAGCCTGACTACCTTCAAGCCCTAATTCCCTGGCTTTTTTGATCAGATCAGTCCATGCATCATTAAGGCTTCTACCTGGGTCGCCAAAGTGGATGCCAGCCAAGCGATCTGATATTTCCTTTGTTAATTTTTCAAATTCGTCCAATATAGGTTTTGCATCTCTATTAATTCCATCCTTCACTTTTCTTAGCATATTTTTGCTAATAACATCACCCGTATATTCCGCTTTACCAATAATATTTTCGAATAATCCAGCAAAAGCATCTAAAATAGTTGGAATAAGCTTAGAGGTAACAAAAGCCGCAAAAGCTAAAAATCCAGCCTTCATTGTTGTTGCTGCATCTATGGCAAAACTTTCACCTTTTTTAAATGCTTTCATCATTCCATCGACGAGATTTTTAAATACAACGTCTAAAAGAATCTTTGTCATAGACCTGAAAATATTTACTATTTTATCAACAGTATTTCCAGCCTCCATCACAACATTGCTCAGTTCCCTTACCCAGACGGCTTTTATTTCCTCGGAAACATCTTTCCATGCGTCTTTGATTTTTTCGGTAGACTTGAAAACCCGTGTTCCTAATTCGGTTTGTACGTTGGCTAAAACCTCTGTAATATCGATGGTTTTCTGAATCATTCCAACGTTATGGCTGAAGGCGGGGGGAAGCTCGGTGTCTATCGTCCTAGCATAATAAAGCGTCCGTGTTTGCAGAGTGGATAGAGCATTGCTTAATGTTTCAATTCCATCAACTAGAATACGGGGATCAGCCTTCTTCATGCTCTCTGGTAACTCGGTTTCTAGTAAGGTTGCGGTAGCGCCGATCTCCTTATTCGTTTTGGGAATCAAGTCGAGAAGCTTATTGAAGCTGCCAGCAAACTTCTGCAAACCCGTATTAACAAAACTAATCCCACGCAACAACGCATCTGATTGCCCCTTCATCTTTGCCATTGCAATACGATTAAGATCCAAACCGCTTGTGACTTTTGTCCAGGCTATTTCAAGACCGGATAATATTTTTGTAAATTTACTGATATGTTTTCCGGTGGCTTCTTCCTCTGTGCGATATAAATCCTGAGCTTTAGCAAAAGAATTCATAAATTCTTTTGTTTTTGCCGCAAGAAGACCAAGACCAATGATAACGGCTGAAATAGGCTTGGCCAAATCCAATAATCCTTTTTTAACATATGGTAAATATTTAACTAATTGGCCGAACAAAATAAGCGTTGGACCAATAGCGGCGGCCAATTTTCCTAAATTAATCGTTGCCTTTTTTTGCTCCTCGCTTAACTTGTCCCATTTATCAAGCCCTCTATTTATAAAAGCCAATAATTTTTCATATTGTGGAAGTAATCTTGTCCCAATTTCTATGCGGATCTCTTCTATCCGAGATTGTAAAATACGAAGTTTATTAGTCGGAGAATCCAGTGTTCTTGCAAGATCGCCCTGGGCAGTCTTTGTAACCTCAAGCATAACCTGATATCTAGCCCAGACCTTTTGAGCCGTAGTTAATTCCTCGCCCTGTTTGATTAATCCATTGGTCAATGCCCAATTTTTTATAGTCGTTTCATTAATGACGTAGCCCAAATCCTGCATGGGACGCGGCATTCCGACGATTGCAGAGCGTAATTTTTCGAATGCTTCTTCGGGCTTAATGTTTCTAAATGAGGCCAAGTCATAGCCAAGCATGACCAATTGTTTGGCCATCTCCGCAGCCTGGATTTCTGTGATGCCCATAGCCTTGAGCATATCGTAGAAAATGCCAACAGTTTTCCGTATTTCATATTGGTTAAGACCAAGGGCATCGGAAACCTGCTTGCTCCATTCTCTGACGGTCTTTGCCATCTTGCCGAAAGTAACATCAAAGAGATTTTCGGATTCAACGGCATCCATTGCCGATTTTATGGAGGCAGCACCAATAGCCAGTAATGGGGTTGTCACACTGGCGGTTAAAATTTTGCCAGCTCTAGTTAGATTTGTGCCAAGGGTTCTGAATTTTTCGTCCAGACTTTTAGTGTGTTCCCCTGTTTTTTCAAGAGATTTTTTAACCTTATCCAGCTCTTGTTTAAGGCTGTCAATTTTAGCCGTAATCTCTACATAAAGTTCGCCTACTTTATCGGCCATTATTTTTCTCCCTTGGCATATTTGTCCTTAAATGCAGTCCACTGTTTTTGTTTAAGATGTTTTGCGGCGCTATCTATCATTTCCTTGACGGATTCTTTTGTTTTCCCCTCGATTTTTTTATTGGCATCTGAAAAATTCACCAGATCTCTAGGGCGCGCTGCCTTGCTTGCAAACCCAGACCGATTGATAATCCAACAAGCATAGATAGCCTCTCGTTCAAATTCCTGCCTAATCCGCCAGTTATATCCCTGTAATAAGGCATACAATTCAGCCGGGGTAATCCCCCAGAATTCAAGGGGCTTCAGGCACAATGCTCCATAAGCCGCCTCTTCGCTGTCTTTTACATATTCCGCCCAAGTCAGCTCGGTCGTTTCTGAATTGATTTTTTTTTTAATTCCTCGTCGATCTCTGGGAATGCCGCTTCAAAAGCTTCTCCAATTTTGTCGGCAATTGTTCCCAAATCCATATCTTCGAATATTTCCCCAACGGCCTCTGGTGTAAGATCCTTATCATCATGGACAAGTCCGGCCCAAATCAACGCACGAAGAGTCGTAAGTCGAAGTGAGCCGGATTTGAAATTACCAATGTCACCGATGGGAATTCCGGTTTCCTCTTCCAATCGACAAAGAGAATTAAATGTGTACCTCAAATGTCGTGTTTTTCCCCCGAGTTCAATGGGAATGGATTGTTTAGGCATGGAACCCCCTTGTTGAAATAAGGGGAGCTGGACAATTAGCTTGTGGTCGTTGTCAGGCCATCAGTGATAGAGATCGATGCAGCCGCCGTCACAACATCCTCATAAGGAATGTTATAAGTCAGCGATGTTACGATCCCCTCTCCGGTATATGTTCTGCCATCTGGCATGGTCAACACAACCGTCACGGCAGCCGGACTGCCCTCATTGATGTGTTCGTCCAAAACTTTCTGGGCAATGTCGTCATAGATATAAAGAACATCTATGTCTAATACCGCAGATCGTCTCCCCACGATTAGCTCGTCCCACCGACTGGAGTCGGCAGACGTAGCATCTATTGTCGCCTGATTGATGGAAAGTGTAAATGTGCGGAAGCCCGCAATCGCATCACCCTCCACCGTAAGCGTGCTTGTTAATCCAGAACTTGAATGTGTAGTCAATGGAATCCTCCACTAAAAATTTTTGGAGATTAGAAAATCCCTTTTGCTGAAAAAAAATTATTTATGCCATATGAAATCGCCAGCGGATTATCCCGTGACGAACAAGCGTTGTCTCATCTGTGTTATCGACCGTAATATCCGAATAATCTAATATGGCAATGACGGGCGTATATCCGGTAATTGTCAAGACCATACCGTCTATGGCCTGACTTATATTTCGACCAGATATGAATTATTACGATATTATCTTCGCCTGGTGTATCAGCCGCCCCCAAGGATGATGAGCGGGTTCCGATATGTTCCCCGATCACGATATATGGCAAGGTGGCATTATCCGGGACATAATCATAGATCGTATAATTTTTAGTCAAATCATGTGTGGTAAGCCGACTATATAGAGCTGTCCCGAGGGCCACATATCCTATTTTGCGTGTTGTCATTAATGCCACCTGTTGATTATTTTGGCTATCCCATGTTTCTGCGAAAAATAACTGAATGGTGCCGACCGGCGATATCTGTCATATTCAAAATCATTCAGTTCGGGATGAAGATGTATTGCTATTGCATCTAGGCAGATAGCGGTTTTCCATTTTGTTTTTTTCAGCTCTAGGAAAAAATCCATATGCTCATATTCAACCTTGATCGTGCTGTCCCATTTGACATCATTGAATATCTCACGGCGTGCCAAAAAAAAATTCACTGCCTGATCTGCAATTCGGTAAGATATTTCACCGATTTTTTGTATCGGAGAATTCTCCGGGTAGCGAAAAAGCAGGCCATCTTTCTGTTCGAATTTGATACCCTTGCTATAATTATCGTTACCGAATAATCCCTGTCCCTGTTCCAGCTTTAAAACACCAGCCACCAGACCGACATCTTTCCTGGCGTCCAGTATCGTTTTCATCTGCCGGATAGATTCGCCATCATTTATCTCGATGTCATCATCCATCATCAAAATGTAATCTTCTTTTACAGCTCTTGTAATAGCGTTTCGTCCGATAGATATGCCCGAATTGAATGGAAAGCGGATGATCTGATGTCCGGCCTCTATGAGCTCTTGATAAAGCCCCTCTTTTTTTTCCGATATATCACCATCATCGGCAATGTAAAGACGGTATGAGAAAGGGAAGTTTTGCTGTATGGCCTTGAGTGTACGGAAAAAGTTCCTCTCTCGCAAGAAAGTCTTTATCCCGATGGCTATCCGCTTCTCATCAGCCTTTATTGGCCTCAATTTGTCCACATTTACTTTTTCATTGGCCCATTCTTTGAATTCGGTTGCCGTATAAACATCGCTGCCAAATATCTTGAGATATTCAACGTATGATTTTTCCTTATCCCCATCTGGGATGATGACGCAATCGGGAATATACCCCTTTTTCTGAAACGTCCGTCCCGGATTAATGTCATCTAATCTGATAACCCTATTCGTGATCTTTAATGCCTCGATAAGCCTTCTCCGGTCTTTATAATCAAGGCGTGAAATGCACCTTGCTTTTGCCAGGGCTTCATCAGAATAAACCCCGACATTAACCCGGCCCCCGAATTTAGACACGGCCTCCAAAAGCTCGATCTCGCCCAACCCTATCTCATCCCATGTCCCGGCTATAAAAATCGTCCTGTCGGTCTTAAAAAGGCTGTTATCGGCAGCCTTACAATCCAGCCAGTATTTCCAGTCCTTTTTCGGCCTCCGCCAGTCATCGCCATACTTGAGCTTGAGATATTCCTCGGGCGGATTCGGCACCCGGCATTTATGTCCACGAAATTCAATCTCCTTTAAATTTTGGAACAGGTGGGCAGGAAGGCTACGGGGAATGAATTTCTTATCGGGACTAAATGCCCCATACCAGCATTTTTTCCCGCGTTTGTAGAAAAAAAATAGATCTAACTTTATGCCGTATTTGATAAAACTTAATTCTATTCTGTAATTACGGTAATACCAGTCTTTGTATAATGAGAATCCGGCTTCTTTGAATTTGTCTATTATTTTATTCCATAGTTTAGTCTGACCTGGAGCTATGCCAATGTCGATATCAGCATCATGCTTTATATAATTACTCTCCCTTATGGCCCCCAAACAGGAACCGGAAGTGAGCCACCATATAACCTTTAGTTCATTAAGTACGGATATTGCGGATGATAGGAGCATATCAAATATTTCCGGCTTATTTGTCCCCCTCGGTTCCGCACCATAGACTATGGGATTTTCCGCATTGAAATCCGAATAGGAATATGTGAGCCCCCACTTTTTACCGAAAAGATCAAACCCTACTTTTCTATCTCGGAACTTTTGATAGCCCGCCGTCGGAAGATCATGTTTATGATACATCCAGACATCGGGCGTATAGACTATTTTCCATGACTTTTTACGCCGTATGGGATGGTTTTCGATGAGATCATATTTTACGCTTATGAAAAAATCACTGTGTTCAAGGGCTGTTTTGAATTGCGGGTCCCACTGTATCGGTGTCGGACATGGCG